ACAAGGGGAATTGAGATTGATTCTCATTAGCGTCTAGGCGCGGGACCGGGGCAGGGGGGTCGGGGGTGCCTTTGTTAGTGCATATCACACGGAAAGATTCCCACAGAGAAATTCCTGAGTTCTCGGACCGCCCCACCCTCTTGTAGATACGCTAGTACACTCGGGCCTACGTCTAGTAACAGGGGTACGGATGTCGATGACCTTCGGCATCAACTTGTACCGGTTTCCGATACAGGAAAGGGCCCCCACGCTACAACCGATCCCCTTCGGGATAGCTGCTCGTGAGAGCCCTTAAATAAGTAAACTGGCGAGGGTGGTAGGACTCGAACCTACGATCACGGTTTTGGAGACCGCTGCTTTAGCCACTAAGCTACACCGACATGTCCATCCTTTTAATCAATCTTTATCCATTTCCCTCTAAGGGGGATATATAGATTAACCCTGGGGAGAACCTTTAAGAGTATTATAACCGATTTTGACTTTTTTGTCAAGCTTTTTATTTTCTCTTGACAATTGTACTGAATACTGGTATAATACGGGTTAGAATGCACCCACTCTAATCAAGTTTGGAGACGCCAAACGTGGCTCGTTTTAATCCTACAGACGTTTTGTCGTCTTATGCCTCTATTTCGGCGTTAAACGCCAACTTCAATAAAATTTCTGAGCTCTTCGACAAGGCAGTCATCCTTGATGGCGAGCCTATTACTGTATCTAGCGACTTTGACATCGGTCACTTCCGCGTACGTAACGTAGGAGACGCTGTTCACACGGGCGACGCTATCAATCTAGGTCAGCTTATCTCTTACGGGGTGAGCGGAGTAGACAGTGACGTCATTACTGGTATGTTGGACGGCAAGATCGACAGCAGCGCTACTGTTCCTGACGGCTCTGCCCTAGAGGCTAAGCTCAAGAAGACCGGTATCAGCCCTAGCGACCCGCCCTTTAACGCGGCGGGCGACGGAATCACTGACGACACGACTGCTGTAGCCACTGCTCTTTCCTACGCTTTCACGAACGGCTTGCCCGTCGAAGGCGGAAGTGAAGTATTCGCTGTCTCAGGCAGCCTCCAGTTCTCGATGGAGACCTCTCCGTACATTCGCAGCTTGCGTCTCAAACAGCTAGCACCTACTACGGGCACGAAGCTCCTGTATTTGGTCAACTGTCAGAAGATCAGGATCGACAGCCTAGAGGTTGACTGCGGTACCAACATGACCACGGGCTACATGAACGATAGTGGTGGTTTGTGGATTGACGGCGGCTCTAATCACAAGGTTAGTAACGTCACGGCTTTCGGCCACGGCAAGAACAGCCTCATCACAATCATGAACACGAGCTACAGTCAGTACACTAACCTTCACGTACGGGATGCTCAGTTCTCAGATGCCGCTGCTACGGACGACGTTATGCAGGGCATCTTCATGCTTTACAACTCTAGCTGTCAGGTCATCACTCCGCGAGTGGAGAACCTTGACGGCAACGCCTCGTACTTGGGTGTAGAGCTCGCCAATCTTCGTACTCGCGGTATCGCCCTAGGGGGCAACGATCGCATTCTGTTTGTCGGCCCTCAAATCCGCTTTGTCGATCAAGGTATGGACATCTCGGGTGGCGAGACGAACACGGCAATCACCATTATCGGCGGGCAGGCAGAAGACTGTACGTCGGTAGGCTTTAAGTTCGCCAACACTGCTAAGGACTGCATCGTGTCGGGCGCTGTCGCTCGTAGATGTGGACTGTACGGCTTCTTGGCTTCAGGGCCGGTGGCCGCTACCACTGACGCCGTTTACACTGAGAACATCACCTTTGCCAACTGCCTTGCAGTGGACACAGGCTTTAACAACTTCCCGTCCACTTCCTACGCATTCCAAGTCCAAGTGGGCAACGGAGCTACCGGTTCACTGTTGAACTACCCACAGGGTGTTCGCATCATCGGTTGTAAAGCCACTGACACTCAGGCAGTCCGCACTATGGACTACGGCTTTTGGAACAACGCTCCGTTTGTCTCTGCGACTAAGCAGCGAGTTGAGTTGATTGACAGCACCAGCGTTGGCCACATCACAGCGGCTCAGGTTGGTTTCCATCGTCCTATCTGCCGCCTCTCCGGTTCAGGCTCGGTTTCGATCGGAACTAGCGGTGTTGAACAGTCTGTTGGTTGGGACGTAGAAGTCGACGACAGTATGGGTATGCACTCTGCGGTGTCGGACACGGATCAGATCAACGTTCCTATTAGCGGTCGCTATCGCGTTCGCGCTAAGGTTGTGTTCGCGACTAACTCCAGCGGTTACCGCCGTGTGAAGATCACTAAGAACAACACCAGCGTTGTGTACGTCGCCGTTGCCCCTGTCAGCGGGGAAGTGACGACTGTCTTGTTGAACGAAGAGATGGACCTGTTGGCAGGCGACTTCTTGAAGGCCATGGTCGAACAGACTAGTGGCGGTGCTTTGAACGCCATCATCAGCCAGAGCTACTTTGACGTCGAATTGATTAGAGAAGCGTAATGGACAAGTTTAAAGCAAGCAACGGAAAGTACTACACTCGACAGTTGTTTTGGGAAGAGTGGATTGATTTGGCGGATGCCGACAAGGCTATCGAACCGCCGTTTACTCTGTACAAAGACAAGCCCGGTAAAGTTAACTTCGGTAAAGAGTACGTAGCGAGAGAAGACCCCACAGGCTACAAGACCGCCATAGAAGTGCTTGGCGACTACCGTTTGTGGACGACGCTGATGAAGTGCAAATGGTTCGTCACAGCGAAGAGAGTTTGGGATCAAGAGCTAGAAGCTAAACTCGCAAGCAAAGGCTTGGAAAAGATTCAGGAGTTAATGGAGCATGGACTCCCCGCGCAACAACTCGCAGCAGCGAAGTATTTGGCTAACAAAGAATACAACCGAGATTCAAAAGCGACTAAAGGCAGACCTTCAAGCGCACAGGTTGCTGAGGCTGCGAGGGAAGAAGCTGCCATTGAAAAGCAGCTCGCCGAAGACTTCGAACGAATTAGATTGGTTAGATAATTGATCGTAACTACTGACAACCAGTTCACTTTCCGAGAAGCGGAGAGCGGGACGTACAGCAGCACGTTCGTTTCTTCGTTTAACGGACGTGACGGGGTTGTCGTACTTACTGCTGATGACGTTACCGCTGCTCTTGGGTACATTCCGGGAACTGGCAGCGGGACCGTTACCGTTGACGACGTTACAGGGCTTCAGGCGGCACTAGACAGTAAGCAGCCTGTGGGGGACTATGCCACGTCTTCGGACTTAGTGACTGGTCTTGCTTCTAAACAACCGTTAGGGAGTTACGCCAATGCTATCCACACTCACGTCATTGCAGATGTTACGGGACTTCAGGGAGCGCTTGACGGCAAAGCAGCAGTTAGCCACACTCATATTATTGGGGACGTTACTGGCTTACAATCAGCGCTCGACGCTAAGCAACCTGTCGGTACCTACGCGACTGGAACCGGTACTGCAACGGGCACGAACACTGGTGACCAAACTACGATCACTGGTAACGCAGGAACCGCAACCAAGCTAGCAACCGCCAGAACCATCAACGGTGTAGCGTTTGACGGTACGGGCAACATTACGATTAACGCAGTCGACAGCACTGCGAGAGTCCCCGATACCCGTACTATCTCTACGACTGCACCGTTGTCTGGTGGCGGCACACTTGCGGCTAACCGAACGCTAAGCATCTCGGCGGCTACCACTCTGGCGGCCGGGTCGATGTCGGCAGAGGACAAGACTAAGCTGGATGCCATTTCGGGCACCAACACGGGTGACGAGACCTACTCTTCGATTACGACGAAGCTGGCGGCTGGCTCGGGTGGCGGAACTTCTAACTTCCTGCGTGCAGATGGCGCCTTCGCACCTCCTCCTTCTGGTGGCGGTGGCACAACGACTAACGCAGTCACGTTTAACAACGCTGGCGCCGGGGCTGTCTCTGGAACTACGTTTGACGGCTCTGCTGCTCGTACGATCAGCTACAACACTGTTGGGGCGGCTGCGGCTACCCACACGCACGCGTACACCGACATTAACAACGTTGGTACGGGTACGGTCATGTACAGAAAGACCGCGGGTACCGGCGCTGCTGAAACGCAAACCCTTGCCACTCTTAAAACCGATCTTGGCTTGAGTGGCACTAACACAGGCGATCAGACGACAATCTCGGGTAACGCCGGATCGGCAACTGTTCTTCAGACTGCTCGTACCATTAACGGCACTAGCTTCAACGGCAGCGCTAACATCACAGTCACGGCAGTTAATCCTTTCTCCGCTACGTTTAACAACAGCGGTACAGGTGTTGTTTCGGGAACTTCTCACAACGGATCAGCAGCGCAGACTATTAGCTATAACACGATCGGAGCTGCGCCTACAACCCGAACCATTAGCACAACTGCCCCTTTAACAGGCGGTGGAGACCTTTCGGCCAACAGGACGCTGGCCATCAGTGCAGCTACTACGAGCGCTGCGGGCAGCATGAGTTCGGCGGACAAGACAAAGCTTGACACTGTTGTTACGGGGACTTACACGCCCACGGTGGCGGGTTTGTCTAACGTAGACTTGGTAGCGGCTTGGCCGTTGCAGTATGTTCGAGTGGGTAACGTTGTAACTGTTTCAGGACGCGTAGAGATTGACGCTACTTCTGTTGGCTCTGTTACTCGTATCTCTATGAGCCTTCCGATTACGACTGCCTTCAGCGGCGCCAACCAAGCGGGCGGGGTTGCCTCTAGCAGCGCCGACTCTTCACCCGCTCAGGTTCTCGCTATTTACGCCAATCCTTCGTCGGCTCTTGTTTGGTTCGACGGAAGAGCACAGAGCGCTAGTAGCCTCGGCCACTGGTTCTCATTTACCTATCAAATCATCTAGGATTTCTAATGGCTACTAAAGCACGTCAGAAGGCTCAGGCCAAATACAACTCCAAGCCTGAGCAGAAGAAGCGTCGGGCGGGGCGTAACGCTGCACGTCGAAAGATGATTGCAGCAGGTAAGGCGAAGAAGGGAGACGGAAAGGATGTTGCGCATCTTAACAACAATCCGAGACAAAATAACGCATCTAATCTCCAAATGCAAAGCAAAGCTAAAAACCGTAGCTTCGCGCGTACGAAGAATGGTCACAGGAAAGGAAAGTAATCATGGGAATCATTGAATTTCTTATCATCACCGCCGCTGTCGCTCTTGGCAACGTGATCGCGAATCGCATCTAATTAAATGACTCACGACGAGATTCGAAAGGCTGCGGAGGCCGACCTTGAGAAGTTTATTCGTCTTGTGGCCCCGTACCAAGTACTAGGCAGTATTCATCAGGAATGGTGTTCGTGGACTTCTTCGTCCAAGACACTTAATCACCAGTTGACCCTGTTGCCGCGAGATCACGGTAAAAGCCGTATGGTTGCTTACAAGGTGGCGTGGACTATTACCCGCCGCCCCGATGTTCGCATCCTTTACATTTCGGCCACTTCGAATCTTGCCGAGAAGCAGCTTACGTTCATTAAGCAGCTGTTGGACAGCGAGATTTATCGTCGCTACTGGCCGGAAATGATTAAGGCCAACGAAAACGACCGCGCCAAGTGGACTAACAGTGAAATTAGTGTCGACCACCCTAAGCGTAAGGAAGAAGGCGTCCGTGACCCAACAGTTTTTACTGGAGGTCTTACCACCGGTCTTACTGGTCTGCATTGTGACATCGCCGTTCTTGATGACGTGGTTGTTCCGGAGAATGCCTATACGGAAGAAGGTCGTGAAAAAGTCCAAAGACAATACTCACTCCTAAGCTCCATTGAAGGTACCGACATGGAGGAGTGGGTTGTCGGTACACGCTACCATCCCAAAGACTTGTACACTAAAATGTTGGAGATGGAACATGAAGAATACGACGACGGAGGGGAGGTGATCCAAGTATCTCCGGTGTACGAAACCTTCGAGAGGAAGGTGGAGACCATCGGTGACGGCACTGGTCAGTTCCTCTGGCCCCGTCAACAGCGGCCTAGCGACGGTCGGTGGTTTGGCTTTGACCAAAACATCCTCTCGAAGAAGCGAGCCAAATACCTCGACCGTTCGCAGTTCCGCGCTCAGTACTATAACGATCCTAACAGCTCAGGTGAGATGAACATTGACCGAAGTAAGTTTCAGTATTACAGCCCCAAGCATCTCGTCAACGATGGAGGTAGTTGGTACTGTCGAGGCGAAAAACTTAACTTGTTCGCAAGCGTCGACTTTGCCGCATCAACTGGAGTTCGATCTGACTCCACCGCGATCGTTGTCATCGGAGTGGACCGATCAAATAGCGTGTATGTTCTCGATATTGACAGATTCAAAACTGACAAAATCAGTGAATATTACAAACACATTCTTGACCTCCATGTTAAATGGGGTTTTAGGAAGCTCGGAGCTGAAGTCACAGCCTTCCAAAAGCAAATTGTCAACGACCTAAAGGACAACTACTTCAGACCTAACGGACTGTACATCTCTATCGTAGAGCTGAAGCCTACAAAGCATCAGGGATCAAAGGAAGAACGTATCGCTGCTATCCTCGAACCCCGGTACGACAACGGCAACATGTGGCACTACAAGGGTGGCTTCTGCCAGACGCTCGAAGACGAGCTCATCTTGAAGCACCCGCCGCATGACGACGTTAAGGACGCTCTCGCCGCTGCTGTTTCAATCGCTGTGCCCCCTCAGGGCATTATGTCTCGTGGCCTTAACAGGGAACAAGGTAACGTTGTGTTTCATCCTAGATTTGGCGGAGTAGCCGCATGACCTCTGAAATTCTTGAAGTTATTCCAATCGGCGAAGACAGCGCACCGGACGTGTGCAAAGTTCTCGACGCAGCGAAAGAAGGCAACCTTGAGTTTGTCATCGTGATTGGACAGGATGAAGAAGGCGATTGGTACTACGCTTCTAATGAAGGCGACCGCTATCGTATCGCGTATGCGGCCGACCTTTTCAAATCTTTCATTATGGGTAATGGTTAACAAATGGCAAACGCACTAGAAATTCATGAGGTGATTGGTGACAAGGATAACCTTGCAGTCACCATCGCCAACAAGTATCAAGAATGGGTGATGTTTCGCCATCAGTGGCTAGACACGACGAAGGAGGTACGTGAGTACATCTTCGCTACGGACACTCGCAACACAACCAACGCATCTCTTCCGTGGAAGAACAAAACCCACATCCCGAAGATTTGTCAGATCAGAGACAATCTTCACGCTAACTACATGGCGGCTCTCTTTCCGAGCGAATACGCTCTTCAGTGGGAGGGCGACAATGAAGACGCCGAAGACAAGGAAAAGCGTCTGGTCATTGAGCAGTACATGGGCAACAAGCTCCGGAAGGCTAAATTTCGTACTGAAGTCTCCAAGCTCGTCCTCGACTGGATTGACTATGGAAATTGCTTTGCCGTACCTGTCTTCGTTGCAGATTATCGAACTGATCCTATCACAGGGGCAGAGCTTCCGGTTTTCGTTGGACCCAAACTCCAGCGAGTGAGTCCACTAGACATTGTGTTTGATCCCACTGCGCCTGACTTCGGTTCTGCGCCTAAGATCATTCGTACCTTGAAGAACATGGGTACGTTCCTTTCGGAGTGTGAGTCGAAGCCCGAGTTGCGTTATCTTCTCGACGGCGTGCAGAAGGCTCGTGACGCTCGTCAGAAAATGTCGGGCTACAGTGAGGCTGACTTCGCCAAGAACGACAGCTTCCAGATGGAGGGCTTCACTAGCTGGTGGAACTACTTCTCTTCGAGCCTCGTTGAGGTCCTTGACTTCTACGGTGACATTTACGATCACGAGACGGACACTCTCAAGCGGCAGCATCTCATTTCGATTGTTGACCGCTCTTTCGTTGTCCGTGATCACAGTGACGAGACTTGGTTGGGTTCGCCCCCGATCCGTCACTGTGGTTGGCGTCAACGTCAGGACAACCTGTACGCTATGGGTCCGCTCGACAATCTCATTGGTATGCAGTATCGCATCGACCATCTTGAGAACGCCAAGGCCGACGCTTTCGATCTAATCGTTCATCCTGTTATGAAGATCAAAGGTTTCGTGGAGCCGTTTACGTACGGGCCAGGAGCTGAGATTTACACAGGTGACGAGGGTGACGTAGCCTTCATGGCCCCCGACGTAACTATGCTTCAGGCTGACACGCAGATCGCTCTTTACGAGGACAAGATGGAAGAGATGGCTGGCGCACCTAAGCAAGCTATGGGCTTCCGTACTCCGGGTGAAAAGACCGCCTTTGAAGTTCAGTCGTTGGAGAATGCGGCCAACCGTATCTTCCTTAACAAGACTTCGTACTTCGAAGAGCAGTTCCTTGAAGAGCTCGTCAACGACATGCTTGAGATGTCTCGTCGTAACTTCAACGAAGCGGACACAATCCGTATCGTAGATGAGACGGGAATGGTTCTGTTCAAAAATATGAAGCCGGAAGACTTGACGGCTAGCGGTAAGCTGCGCCCTGTGGGTGCTCGTCACTTCGCTCAGAACGCTCAGATCGTGCAGAACCTTACGTCTCTCTACTCGTCGGCTATTGGACAGGACCCTGCGGTCATGACCCACATTTCGGGCAAGAAGATCGCGGAAGTCATTGAGCACCTGCTTCAGTTCGATCGTTACTCGCTCTACGGTGAGAACATTCGTCTGGTTGAGCAGATGGAGACTCAAAGCATGTCTGAAGCTGCCAAGCAGAAGGTCGCACAGGAAAATCAGGCTATGGACCCGACAGGGCAACTGGCGCCTGATCCCGAGGCACCGCCTCAACAGCCGACAGCGATGGATCAGTCGCTCGGTGTAAGTAATAGGAGATAACAATGACTGGAATGCGTAAACGATCAACTGATCCTCGACTCGATCAGACTAAAATGACTGCCCGTGAAGAGGAAGTGGCGGCTTACAATAATGAACAAGCCTATCAGGCCGCTAAGGAAGAACGCGCTAAAACCTTCCGTAAGCGTATCTCGAAAGTACGTTAATGGCCTATCCCGGCAACTGGTCGGCTAATCTTTCGACCCCCGAAGAGAAAGCTGCTTTCGAACAATTGATTGGTGTAAACAATAAAGTACTTGACAGACTGAAAGAAATCTGTTATAATATGATTAATGAGTTGGAGGACTCTTCCTCTGACTTTGACAATCCCAACTGGGCCTTGCGACAAGCTAGCAACGTTGGAAAGAAAAGTTCGTTAGAGAAAGTTATAAAACTCTGCACGAACTCCCAAGATGCAACGACCATTGCATCGTAACCGAAAGACCATGACCAATGGCCGATGAACTAAATCCCCCAAACGAGACCGTTCCTAATCCAGCTCTGCTGGTTGATGATTCTACTAAGGAGTTCTTTGAAACTTACGTAGGACCGGGAAAGAAGTACGCTAACGTGGGTGAATTGGCAAAAGGCTATGCTAATGCCGATACGCACATTGAAGCACTGACCCGAGACTCTGGCAAGTTCAAAACCGAAGCAGACTCATTGAAGGAACTACTTATGGAAAATCTCGTTGCTAAGCCGGACGCTAACACGCCCGATCCGAACAAACCTCCGACAGATGAGCCGCTGGCACAACCGCCCGTAGTTGCTCCTCCTAAGGAAGATGAGGATAAGAGTGTTGATGTTAAGGCTCTCGTTAAGGCAGCTCTAGAAGAAGCCTCGACGGAAGATCGTCGTAAGAAGAATGCCGAAACTACGGAGCAAGCGACTCTAAAGCATTTCGGAGACCAAGAAGCCGCCGTCAAGGCTGTTGCGGAAAAGGCCCAGGAATTGGGTGTTTCGCCTCAGTGGATTGCCAATCTTGCCTTCGACAGCCCGAAAGCTTTCTTCGCCACTATGGGCATTAATCCCGACTCTCCTCCGAAGTCGTCTTCGACTCCTGCTCCTCGCTCCGATATCAACCCTCAGCGGTTGAGTGATTTGAATCCGGGTACCAAGCCGAATACTTATCAGTATTATCAGGAGCTACGTAGGTCGGACCCCGGTCTTTATCGTTCCCAAGCAGTGCAGCAGGCATTGATGAAGGACGCTCAGACCAATCCAAACTTTTATTCTTAATCTTTAAAATACTAGGAGTTAATTTCAAATGGCAGGTATGAATACCCTTAATAGTGGTCTTCTTATCCGCTCGGAGGTTTGGTCGAACCAACTCCGCGACACGCTGAAGGACGAATTGGCCGCACAGCGTTACGTGGAATGGATTTCCTTCCCCGACGGTGAGACTCTCACTATTCCCTCGATCGGCGACATGGACGTGTCGGACTACGAGGAAGACTCGGCAATCGAGTACACGCCGCTCGCTACCGGTGAGTTCCAGTTCTCCATCACTGAATACGTCAGCTCGGCTACGTACATCACGATGAAGAATCGTCAGGACTCGCAGTTCGCTAGCCGCCTTGAAGCGATGTTCGTCCCGAAGGAAGAACGCGCTATTCTGGAACGTCTGGAAATGGACATTCTGGATCAGGGTCAGCCGGGTACTCCGAATGGTCAGACGGCTGGCAGCCTCAACAACTATAACGGTGAAGCTCATCGTTGGGTTGGTGGTGCTACGGTTAATGCCAAGCGCACCCTCGGCTTCGAGGACTTCGCTGCGGCTCGTCATGCCCTCAAGCGCGCCAAGGTGCCGATGACTAA